GCAGGTGGATCAGGTTCTGACAATTCTTCTGTATATCTAGTTGTTTGGGGTGATCAGACTGTATATTGTCCTTTTCCAAAAGGATCAAAAGCAGGTTTAACACACGAAGATCTAGGTGAACAAACTGTGTATAACAGTGATGGCACAAGATTACAAGCTTTTGCTACTCGTTATCAGTGGAAAAATGGTCTAGTTGTTAAAGATTGGAGATACGTTGTTCGTATTTGCAACATTGACATTTCTGATTTAGCAGCAGGTTCTGGAACACAGGCTGCCAGCGCAGGTACTGCTCTTGTTAAATTAATGACTAAGGCATTGTACAAAATTCCTAACATGGCAATGGGAAGAGCAGCCTTTTATATGAATAGAACAGTTCATTCAGGATTATCTATTGCAGCACTTGACAAGTCTCAATCTGTATTAGCTATTCAAGAAGGTTTATCACAGTTTGGAACAGCACAAAGCTACTTATCATTCTTAGGTGTACCTCTAAGAAGAGTAGATGCGTTGTTAACAAGCGAAGCTGCTGTAAGTTAATTAATTTATTATTAAAGGAGATTTAAAATGATTACAGACAAACTGCTAAGAGTAAGCGAAGATCAAGGAGCAATTACTTCAACTGTTGTTTCTACTGACACTATTGATTTAAGTGTTGCCAGAGATGTTGGTGAAGGTACTGCTTTGTACATGAACTTTGCTGTTACCACTGCATTTACTGGTAGTGGCAGTGTAAAATTTGAAGTTATTACTAGTGCAAGTGCAAACTTAGGCACACCTACTGTTATTGGTAGTAGCGATGCTATTACTGCTGGTACAACTCTTACATTAGGTAAAAACGTAGTAGTGCGTTTAAATCCTGATATGGGTGGGCTAGGCAAAAGATATCTAGGTGCAAGATACACAGTATCTGGTACTGTCGGTGCTGGTAAAGTTACTGCTGATGTAGTAGAAACAATCGGTGATGGACAAAAGTCTTACGCTTCTGGTTTTACCGTAGCTTAATAAGGAGAATTTATGCCTATTTACAGAGCTAAAATCAAGTGTTTTGTTGGTGAATCTTTACGAGAAGCCAACGAAGAGTTTGAATATAACGGAAAGCCAAACACTAATATTGAAATTGTTGGTGGATCTGATGTTGTTGATTATGATGCAATGACAAAAGCAGAGCTTGAAGTTTATGGTCGGTCTATTGGGATAGAACTTGATAGAAGACAAACAAGAGAAACTCTTATTAATAAGCTTGAAACAGCAATTAAATAGGCACAATTCTTATATTTGTACACAGGAAGGTTAGTACAAATATTACTAACCTCCTTTTTTTATAGGTAATGTAATGGCTACTGTATTAGATATATGCAATCTTGCCTTGGCACATTTAGGCGATGATGCAACTATTTCAGCTTTAGATGAAGCTTCAGTACAAGCAGAACAATCTAATAGATATTATCCAATAGCAAGAGATACTTTGCTAGAAATACATACTTGGAATTTTGCTGCAAAGAGAGCAAGTTTATCAACTGTTACTAATAATATTGCCCAATGGGAATATGCATATGCAGCACCTGCGGATATGATGACACCGATTGCGATATTATCACCTACAGCACAAAGTGATTATGCTACAAGAATGTCTACTGGTGATACTCCCGGTGGCATAACTTCTAACTTTTCACCAACAATATTAGCTGGACATTATACTCCACAACAATTTGCATTAGAAGGAAGCTTAATTTATACAAATCAGGATAATGCGTTATTAAGATATCAGGCAGAAATAACAGACTCTACAATATTTTCTCCTTTATTTGTAGTTACTCTTTCATGGCAATTAGCAGCTATGTTGGCAGGGCCAATTATAAAAGGAGATCAAGGTAGGGCAGAAGCAAAACGTTGTACTGAAATAATGCAGGGATATTTAGTAATTGCAAAACAACAAGACAATTTACATAGAGATATAAAAGTAGAGCATATAGTACCTTGGACATCTGGGAGGTAATTAATGCCAACTACAAGAACATTTTTTAGATCATTTAGTGCGGGTGAAATATCACCAGAGATGTTTGGACGTATAGATGATACTAAATATCAACAGGGCGCAGCAACAATGCGTAATTTTATTGCTAAACCACAAGGGCCGGCAGTAAACAGATCAGGTTTTAAATTTGTAAATGAAGTAAAAGACTCAACAAAAAAAGTAAAATTACTTTCTTTTAGATTTAATGTTGATCAAACCATGGTTATAGAAATGGGTCATGAATATTTTAGATTTCATACGCAAGGTGCAACTTTGCAATATACAAATGGATCAGCATGGAGTAATAGTACTAATTATTCTATTGGTGATATAGCACTACATAGCGGTGTAAATTATTACGCAAAAACAGCACATTCAAATAGCACACCACCTAACTCTACAAATTGGTATGCGTTACCTGCTGATATGACATATGAAGTGCCGTCACCATATTTAGAAGCAGAATTATTTGATATTCAATATGTACAATCTGGAGATGTTTTAACATTAGTGCATCCAAACCATGAACCAGCAGAACTAAGAAGATTGGGTGCAACTACTTGGCAATTTATTAATATAGATTTTACAGCAGCAATATCAGCACCAACAATTGCGTCTGTAGTGGCATACGTTCCAACTTCTGCCGGCAGCAATTCTGATACCAATGAAACTCATACATATGTCGTTACCGCAGTAGCAAGTGATGGAATACAAGAAAGTGCAGCATCAAATTCTTCTTCTGTTTCTAATAATATTTTTGTAACAGGTGCTAAAAATACAATTACGTGGAATAAAGTTACAGATGCATTGCGATATAGAGTATATAAAGAACAAGCCGGATTGTTTGGTTTTATTGGAGAAATAAATCATGATTCTGCCAATAATCCAACTACATACAGCATTGTAGATAACAACATAGCACCAGATTTTTCTGTAACGCCACCAATATACGACTCCATATTTAACAGCACTAATAATTTTCCTTCTGCTGTTTCTTATTACGAACAACGAAGGGTATTTGCTGGCACTAATAATGAACCTCAAACTATTTTTATGACACGATCTGGTACTGAAAGTGATATGTCATTTAAATTACCAATACGAGATGATGACCGTATTAAATTTAAGGTTGCTGCTCGTGAAGCAAACAGAATTAAACATATAGTTCCATTAACGCAATTGTTATTTATGACAGAAGCAGCAGAATGGCGTGTTACATCTGTTAATAGTGATGCAATAACTCCAACTTCTGTATCGGTAAAACCTCAATCATATATCGGTTCTAATACTACACAACCAGTTATTGTAAATAATAGCATGGTCTATATATCTAGCCGTGGCGGTCATGCACGAGAATTAGGTTATAACTGGCAAGCTAATGGTTTTATTACCGGTGATTTATCAATTCGTGCTGCACATTTGTTTGATGATAATGACATTGTAGATATGGCATTGGCAAAATCCCCAACTCCTATTGTATGGATGGTAAATACTACAGGTAAATTAATAGGTCTTACTTATGTACCAGAACAAGCAGTTGGTGCATGGCATCAACATGATACTGACGGTATGTTTGAAAGCGTTACTACAGTTGCAGAAGGTCTTGTAGATGCTGTTTATTGTGTAGTTAAGAGAACTATTAATGGTAATACAAAAAGATTTGTAGAACGTATGGGTACTAGATCTTTTACAAATCAACGTGATAATTTTTTTGTTGACTCAGGATTAACTTATGACGGTACTAATACTAATACAGCAAAAACAGTAACAATAACTGGTTCTAGTTATGCAGCAAATGCAACAGTGACTTTGGCATTTCCATCTTCATTTAGCGTTTTTAAATTAGGTAATAACAGCAATACTACAGATGTTGATGATGCAATAGTTATTGTTCATAACAATTTAAATTATAGACTTGAAATTATTAGCATTACAAATGAATATACGGCAACTGTAAAATTAGATATTGCATTGCCAAGTGCCTTACAAAATACAGCAATTAGCACATATGAAATAGCAGAAAAAACATTAACAGGTTTAAATCATTTAATAGGTAAAACAGTAAATATATTAAGTGATGGTGCTGTTCATGTTCAACGAACTGTTGATTCTAATGGAACTATAGTTTTAACAAGGGCTGGTAGTTTTGTACACGTTGGTTTGCCTTATCAAAGTGATTTGCAGACATTGCCTTTAAGATTGCAAATAGAAGCAGGTGGTCAAGGTCGTGTTAAAAATTTAAATCATGCATGGCTTCGTGTTTTAGAAAGTTCTGGTATATTTGCTGGCCCTACAGAAGACAAATTGACGGAAGCAAAAACAAGAACTAATGCACCATATGGATCAGCACCGTCTTTAAAAACAGAAGATATAAAAATAATGTTAACTCCTACTTGGGCAGATAATGGTCAGATATTTATACGGCAAACAGATCCGTTACCACTAACAATTGTAGGTTTAACATTAGAAATATCTGTAGGTGGATAGTGTAACCGTAAACCGATAAACTGTATGTATACTAAAAAAATATAGAGGTGTTGTAGTTATGTCAACTAATAATAGTTTTAATTATAGAGGTTTAGGTGGTGCATTAAGTATAGGTAGTACTTTTACAAATATAATTGCTGCTAGAAGTGCTGCTGATACAGAAAGATATAAATTAGAAAGTCAAGGATTAAATTATGAATTACAAAGTAATTTAGCTGATTTAAATGCAGACATGTTAACTTTAGAAGCACAACAAGTAGCAAGGGCATATAACAGGCAGATAATGACTAAAACATTACAAGATGGATTAAAAAAAGGTACTGCAAGAGCAAGTTTTGCTGCAAGGGGCATTCAAATGGGTGTTGGCAGTACTGCAAATGTTTTTGCAACCTCTGCAATT